AGGGCACACTGGACGACTCATCGCCAACCAAATACTGCACCAATGGCACGGCGCGTGCCAAGGAGACGGAGGTGAGTGCGCCCATTACCGCCGCTTTATTCGTAGACAAACTAAAAAAAGACCCACTATGGTCTGCCATCTACGGGGCAATTGGGTGGAAAGTGCTCGCAGATGAGATGAACGGAGATATTACAACCGGGACCGACTACGGATGGCACGACGTACTAGGGTGCACTATCAAGCAGTATAGTCTAGTTACGTTCCCTGACCAGTCATGGGTAGAACTTACTAGGTGGGGTGATGTTGTTAAATTTGGAGAAAGGCATGAAAGATAGATTTGATGCGTGCGGCGACTACATAGTCAGTGGAAACCTGCTGAACCAGTTAGCCCAACACAACGAGATTCTAGCACAGCGAAAGTTAACACCGGAGGAGGCGTACCAGATGAGCCACCTTATCGGGTTCATATTAATGGAAGCTAACACCTTAGGGGAACTAGACGGGGCTGATATTCTTAATAAAAAGATCGACAAATTAATGGGGTAAATTCATGAGCGACAAACCAAAGCATGCCTCAATGGTGGGGCTTACGCACACTGTTGGATGGTGGGAAGAGGGACCAGTATCTATGCCCGACGTACGAATCTTGTTATGTCGTACCCAAAAGAACCCCGATTACTGGCAACCCGTCGGTGGCGGTGCACTGCCTGGGGAAACGTCCGTCGAGACCGCAGTGAGAGAAGTCGGGGAAGAGGCGCGACTCATCATAGACCCGCGCGACCTGATACAACGGGACAGTCACCCGTCGAAGACCGGCGGAGTAGTTAGTTTCTTTACGACTGAGATATCTAGCGTACGTCAGTTGTGGGATATAGAGATTCAACTGAGTAAATGTCCTGAGTTACTAGATACTCAGGTGTGGGCGTCAGTCAACTGGATGACACTCAAAACTATGCCGGGGACTACCCTGTTCCTGAAAGAAATAATAATGGAGGGGGTATGAAAATAGAAAAACGCGTAAAGAACGCCGACGTTCGGCATTACGTGGATAACAGGTTACTGTTTGAAACGTTCAAGATAGCAATCTACAGCAGTTTTGTTGGGTGGACCGATGAGAAGGCAAACATGTTCGTAGTGTATAGCTACGGCCCCCATTTTCCTATGTATGTTAACGATGCAGAGGCGGGATGGTTCGGGACTACGGATAAGTATTCGAGAACGACGTCAAAGCACCAAACCATCTCAAGACCTACAGCACCTATACAGGACATACCCCTAGACGAAATGAAGAAGCTGATATTTGAGGGGAGTTACGCCAAGTACTGTGCTAAACGATTACGGTGAGTAATCACCACAACGTCCGTACTGGACATTTTTCCAATGGAGGAAAGTATGAGCAAGAAAGAGGCACGAAGAATTGCAATCACAACAGGTGTGTTACGCCTATCGGGTGGTTGGTTTATTAAGAAAAACCATGAAGCTCTATGGGAATTAGCCCACCCATCTCATGGGATTAGCACGACTCATAAGGATTTCACGGGGGTGTGGAACGCGTCAAAGGAGGCCGATCATGGCATGGCTAAGTGAGAAAGAGTTCAAACGTTATAACGCGTTTGAAAACAAGCTCATCCAACTGCGCACAAGCATCAGAGAGGCTAAACACCAATCACAACCTACTGTGTTTTTCTGTGGTGGATGGTTAGTTGTTGAGCTAGCCGAGAAGATTCTGGAGGAGTTAACCAACAGCCCTAAGAAAGGTAGACCCGGGGGCGGGGCCGGTAGACCACGGGGATCGTAATTATTTTTTCAACCTCAGGTGGTAACACCTGAAACAAACAGGAGGCAACATGCCATGCCAAGTATCAATCAAGTAATAGAAGTAGCAACAAAAATCCTGAAAACGGCACCTAAAGCAGTACCGTTTTTTGTGGGTAAGCCCGGGATGGGGAAATCAGATGGGTCCGTCCAAGTCGGAACTAACCTAGGGATTCCCAAAGAGCGGATTCTTGTGGTTCACGTTAATAACCATGACGTGGTGGATTTCACCGGTGTTCCATCTGTAGTGGAGGGGCAGACAATCTTTAACCCTACGGCGATGTTCTATAAGTTCAGAGAGGGAACGGGTCCGGGTCTTATCATTATGGAGGAGTTACCTCAGAGCACGACTCATCATCAAACGTGGGCGGCGGGTTTTATACTTGAACGTGAGACACCAACGTTCAAGCTAGATCCAGAGGTGCGCATCATCGTAACGGGGAACCGTGTAGAAGATAGGGCGGGAGCTAAAAAGCTCTTATCCCACCTTAGTAACCGTATGTATCACTTCGAGATGGAGACGTCGCTCGACGATTGGTGCGAGTGGGCTATGACGCACGGCGTTGACCCGATGGGGATAGCGTTTATGCGCTTAAGACCTCAACTGCTTAACGACTTCGACCCGAACCGTCAAGTTAACCCAACCCAGAGAGCGTGGACGCAGTTGTTCACCGAGGTTCCAAGGGACTTACCTAATGACCTGTATATGTATGCAGCCGAGGGTAAAGTTGGTGAAGGTGCGGCGGCTGAGTGGGTAGCGACACGGGACTTGATGGGGAAAATGCCTAGCATTGATTCAATTAGGCTCTCGCCTGAGAAGGTCGAAGTTCCTACGGAGCCTGCTGTTAAGTACGCAGTAGCGACGGCGTTATCTATGACCACAAACCCTGATGCTTTTGAGCGGGATATGAAGTACATCTCACGTATGCCTAAGGAGTTCCAGATGGTGTATGTGACCGATGCCCTGAGACTTCACCCAAAACTAACTCAGTCTACAGATTTTATCGCTTGGGCTGTGGCTAATAAAGACATATTCATGGGAGGTAACTAATGATACAGGTCGAATTTACCCTAATAGATGGGGATCCACTAACTCTGTTCCTAAGTAACAACGTCGCCGTTTGCCCCGAGTACTACACCAGTGAGGGGCAAGATAAAAAAGGTGCGCGAATCAAAGATGGTGTGCACGACCAACGGGGGTGGGTGGTTACAGAGCCTTATCAGGTAGTAGTTAACAGCATAAGTGTAAAGCTGAGAGGCAAAGGAGGTAACTAATGTCCATAAACCCCACCCAAAAAGGAGAAACTGATGGAAATCAATGACTTACTGGCTAATGCCATAAAGCAAGCAAACGAGGTGAGAGTGGTAGACGACTCATCACCGCCACAACGCACCCCTGAGGAAACTAAGGAGTGGAACAAGGAGTGCGACATAGCTATTGAGGAAACGCTAACTGACGTACCACCTGAGTTAAAGGTTAAGGGCTTAGATGAAAAAGCCGTGCTGATAAGTGTCAAACGTCGCATGTATGCACCGTACAAGTTAGACCAAGAGGAGAGTAAGCAATACGGTGCGGGTAATGTTAATAAGCATCTGTTTGAGGGACGGAGCAACCGAGTAAAGGAAACCATTGGGAAATTCACAGAGGTTTATACGTACGTTAAGGACAACACGGTGCCGTGGGCTACGGGTGTAAGAATGTTAAATATAGACCACTACTTCGATTTTACCGGTGGTCTTCGTCCGTTAATAGATAGCGCCGTTGCGGCAGTAGCAGACCTACACATCCACTGGGACTATGAGGTTAATGCAGACTTAGCTCGTTTGGCGAAGATAGCCCTAGCGAAAGGGAAGCCGAACCTAGCCAACCCTGATGACTACCCCACCGCCGCAGAGATGCGGGATAAGTTCGGGATAGATGTTAGGTACATGCCAGTGCCAACTACGGGGGACTTTAGAGTGGGGATATCCGATGAGGATAAACAAACCCTGCAGAACCAACTCTCTGATGCTGAGGCTAATGCGGCTACCCATGTAATAAAAGAGATGTTGGCCCCCATGAAAGACGCGATTGAGAAATTGTCTGTGCCTATCGGGGATAAAGGTTCGGTGTTTAGAGATACGTTGATAGATAACATAGTCAACGTGGCTGAGCGTATGAACAAGGTCAACTTAAGTGATGACCCAGATGTACAGGAAAGTATAGACGACCTGCGTAGCTTGGTACACACCTACGCAAACAACAAGGACGTGTTACGTAGCTCACAGTCAGTACGTGAAAAGGCGGCTAATCAGATAGAGGATTTGGTTAGTCAGATGTCAACTTTAGTGTAGGAGGAAGAAATGGGGTACAGGAGTGAGGTAGCTATACGGTTGTACGGGAAAGAGGATGAAATGGTGGCCCTTGTAGCATCTGAGAAGATCAAAGGGAAACCGCACGATACAACGTCGCACCCATTAGATCCGACAATGGACGACTGGGCGTACGACAGCTATAGATCGTTTACGTACGACGAAGATGGGGATCCGTTCATGATGATTGCGTACGACCTAAGTCAGGTGAAATGGTACCCATCGTACGGCGAAACCCAGTATTGGGAGGCGTTAATGGAGATAGTAGCAGGGCTGAAGAACTCCGTGAGTTGTGAGTTTGTTCGTATTGGAGAGGAGACTGAAGATATTGAAATTGCGTATAGAGGGGATCAATGTAGAGAGTATTTACACCCATCATCAGAGATAGTTGACGAAGGACCTAAGGAGGCCACATGGTAGACCAAGCTGAAATTGAAAGAAAGGTAAGCAAGGCTAAGGCGTTATTGATCTTAGACCACCCGTTCTTTGGGACGACCGTTAGTAGACGCCCTATTACCTACACAGATACAGTACCAACGGCAGGTATGTCGGCGGTGGGGCAGATGTACATAAACCCTGTATTTGTGGAACCGTTAACAGTTAAGAACATTATGTTTCTGTTAGCGCATGAGGCGATGCACTACATGTTATGTCATGCGTTACGTATGCAACACCGGGGGCATGAACCGTGGAATGTAGCTTGTGACAAAGTCATTAACGACACGTTGGTAGATGCCGGGGTTGGGGATTTTATTGATGGGGGTGTGACCCTGCACGACGCACGTAACTACGCGGCGGAAGAGTTGTACGACGAGAACGATACCGAAGGCGGTGGTATCGGTCCTGATATCGGTCCTCCTGTAGATGGTAACGGGCAACCGCTAGACGACTCACAGATACACCAACTAGAGTCTGAGGCGCGGATAGAAACAATACAGTCCGCTAAGGTTGCAAAGGCAAAAGGCAAGTTACCTGCCTCTATTGAGCGAATGGTTGAGGAGATGTTAGAAGTCAAAACCCCTTGGCATGAAAAGCTTGAGAGGTATATGCAACAAAAGGTCAAGGATGGGTATTCATGGAACAAACCTAATCGCCGGTTCGTCGGAGCGGGTGTGTATCTGCCAGGATACGACTACGTGCCTAAGATGGGGCAAGTTGTTCTAGCTATTGATACTTCAGGTAGTACATGGGCAGACTTACCGGGGTTTAATGCGCACATGAATCGGATACTAGATGTGTGTATGCCTGAGAAGTTAACAGTAGTGTACTGCGACGCCGCTATTCCGGAAAACGGGATTGATGAGTTTACCCCCGATGACTTTCCAGTGAAGTTGCGTATGCCCGGTGGTGGTGGCACTGCATTTAAGCCTGTGTTTGATTGGTTGGCTAACTACGACGAAGAAGTGGAGTGCTTAATATATTTCACGGACGGCTGGGGGGATCAGGACACGTTAGAAGACCCGGGCGTAGATACTGTGTGGGTAACCACTGATTACGAAGAGGGGTTCACTTTTGGAGAGGTTCTTAAAATTGAAGGGGAGGAGTAAGACATGGCAATACATGCAAACGTACACAACGCATTCGAAATAGCTAAAGACAATGCGGTATCACACATTGAGTTAAAAGTATCCACGTCACGGTGGTCTTCTCGTAAGAGAAACATTGTCACTAGAGCAATCACGCACGGAGTAGCTATATGCGGTTACGACACAGGGCGCTTCGTAAACGACTTACTCAGAACGTACGGTCTAAAAACAGAATGTATCAATACTTGGAGCTCAGCTATAGCGGCAGGCTACATAAACCCCGACTTGCTTGAGGAGTTATACGCATATACAGCGGCGTTACTAAAGCTATCAGGGGACGTCAGCGGTAAAGGCTATGGCTACAATCGGGGGTGGAGCTTTTTAAATGATTTGGACAAAGGGAACAAGCCAAATTACATACCGCTACCCGAAGGGTTAAACAAAAGGGAGCAGGAAGAGTTTCTTAAGAAGTACGCCCGGAAGATTGTGGGTGCAGAAAAGAAGAAGCGGGATGAAATAGTAAATTTAATAACTAACGGTCAGGTAATGACCATTACGTACGAAACTTAATAGGAGAAAGTCATGGGGTATGTAAGAAGAACGCAACGACTACTTGAGGAAGTCGAAGACATTGTAGGGTCTATGAGGGATAAAGAAATTGGAACTTTACCCGCTATGGAGAAACCGGAGATAGGGTCTAACGAGCACAATGACCTATGCACTTTTATAGAACACAAGGTATGGGGTATCGCACTCCCACTGAAGGACAAAGTACCTAAATCATGGATAACTACAGAAAATAAGTTGGACATTTACATTGAGGAGAACGGGAGCGTAATATTTCCCGCACCGACGACTCATCAGTCACATATAAGTATAACCACAGAGCCTAGTCGACCCTTTTCAGGACCTCCTAAGAAAGAAGATGGCTCTGACTTTAGTAGGTGGGGTACATATTCATTCCAAGCGGACGACTCATTACCTACGTCGATGCGCACCTGGATAACTGAGTACACCGAGAACGAGCGGAAGAAAACAGAAATCAGGGATAGGTTTAACGGTATTAAAGACCAATTAATATCTTTCCTAATGACTCACGCATCGCTCAACACAGCACTCAAAGAAATGCCCGAGTTGGAGATGTATATAAGTGCTGATGACTTAGCCAAGGTACGCACGAAAGGCAAGACGACTCCGACGGTTAAAGTAGTAACTACTGTCGAAAAGCTAGCCATAGATATTGACGCGTTAACACAAGCCGCCGTCGCCTACCGTATAACAAGTGCAGGAGATAAATGATGAATAAATACATAATTGATCTAACGGGTATCTATATAGAAGACTGGGATAACACCACCATACTGATTGAATGTAACGGTAACGTGGAGGCTATCCCGTTTGATAAAGAGGACATAGTCCAAACAATAATTGATGAAGAAGAGGTGAGCGATGAATAGAAATGAATTATTTCAACGCCTATCAGGGCACTTTTTATCTGAGCATTTGCCTGAAAACTGGCATGAAATGTCGGAGAAAGAACTGTCGGATTTTATATCAGAGAATCCATGGGAGCCGCTAGAGCATTTAAACGCGGACGATATATTCGGGCTGATTGATGTGCTAACCACTGATGTAGAGGCAATAATAGATGGTCGTGAGTTGGATCTGCTAGGAGAAAAACGAGAGGAGAAGAGCGATGAGTGAAGAGAAACCGGCCGAAGAAGGAAAGCTATTCAAATGGTTAAAAAATTGTCCTTATCCGTGGAACTGGCAGGTACATAAGTCCTATGATAGTGATTACTTCACTATAGGTTTCTTTAATGAGCGAGGTGAAAACGATGAAGCGCTGAGAGATGACACTTCTGTAGACCCGAGTGGCGCGTACTACATCCTTGCAAAAGAGGGCGATACTTTCCTTGTAGATAGATTCTCCGCTGAAACTGAAGACGAGGGAAGCTGTTGGACTGATGGTCGTATTTTCGGTACTGAGCACGAGGCTAGAGTTTTGATGGAACTAGTGAAACTATCTAGTAAGGCGTTTAATGAAAATTGGGTAGAGGAGAAGAACGATGAGTAAAGAAGATCGCGATCTGCACTTGTTTACACGTTAACTCAATAGAGTAATAATAGGGCCTTACACAATAGGAAGGAACCAATGAAAATAAAAGATCTCAGGTTAGGTTGGGCCCACGCTGTAGAATTGCGGCAAATGCAGTCAACTATAAACGTAGAAGAAAGTGTGTACCTCAACGACACTGAGTTATCCGTCTTATGTTTTATATCGTACGCAAACGGAAGGGCTTGCGTAACCGGTATCGTGGAGCACCCTCACTTTTCTTTTTTATCACGGTCTACAGTAAAACGAGCTGTAGCTAAACTACTAAGAGAGAAACTTATTCAGGCTTTAGATAGTTCTAACGACAGGCGCGAGAGGTTGCTTTCTATAAAAGAGGAGTAGCACATATATGAACCCCAAGGAAGAGCAGTTGATGATGTTGAAATTAATATTAACAACCCGTGAGAAACAAATATTGTCTTTAAGGTTCGGGTTCGACGCGGAGGCTCCAATGACTTTAGCAGAAGTAGGTAAAATGTTAAACATGAGTTACCAGGATGTCCGTGTTATTCAAGTCCAAGCCTTAGATAAGCTCAGTAAGCACCCTCGGGTGCAACACCTTCGGGATTACTTATCAAAGGACTACGTAGCACAACCCGACTCCGCACCGGAAACACCGGAAACACCGGAATGAGCGCGTGGTTCTGCAATACGATAGACGGGGAAAAGAGGTGTATGGAGTGGGAGGAGTACAAAGAAAACGGGTGGGATGATAGTAAAAGTTTCCCTGTTGAGTACGACACCGGTTACATACTTAAGAAGAAAGAGGAGGAAGAATGAAAACCTGTGTAGTGGATTTGGAAACGTTCTGGGATGTGGGGCACTCACTAACTAAAATGTCCCCTATTGCGTACTGTATGCACCCGGACACAGAGATAATAAGTTGCGCATTTAAGTTCGGTACTGAGGAAACCGAGGTTGTCTTTGGGGAAGACAAAGTAAAAGATTACTGTGCCGGTATTGATTGGACGCAGTACTGGGTTATCGGGCATAACCTATCAGGGTTTGACTCAATGATCTTGTCGTGGCGCTTAGGAATTAAACCTAAGATGTGGGGTTGCACCCTAGCTATGGCAAGACCGATACACGCCAAAGATGTTGGGGGATCTCTGGCTAAGCTAGTTAAGCATTACAAAATAGGTTTTAAAGATAACTCTGCGCTACTCAAAACTAAAGGGAGACACCTTAAAGACTTTACTGAGGAAGAAGTTGAAGGTATGAGGGTGTACAACAAAGAGGATGTAGACCAATGTTACAAACTGTTTACACGACTCATACCTCAGACAAAGAAGAGTGAGGCACGCCTTATAGATATAACCATAAGATCTTTAGTAGAACCTCATTTCGAGTGTGATATGGATCTACTGAATAACACCTTGGTAGAGGAAGGTATCCGTAAGAAAGCACTACTGATAGATGCGGCTAGAAAGATGGACGTATACGAACCTGGGATGGACGACGATGAAGCCGCTGAAGCTGTGCTGAGGTTACTCTCTTCCGCGCCTAAGTTTGCTAAGTTCCTAAAGAACCTAGGGGTAGATGTTCCAACGAAAGTATCACCGCGAACGGGGAAAGACATACCCGCCCTAGCTAAAACCGATGAGGACTTTATAGCACTGCAAGAACATGAAAACCCATTGGTAGCAACTGCGGCTAACGCCCGCCTCGATGCAAAAAGCACCCTACTCCAGACACGAATAGTTGCGTTCCTTGCCGCCGCTAACGCACACCCAGAAAAGAAAGTCCCGATACCGTTGAAGTACTACGGAGCGGACACGACAGGACGGTGGTCGGGATGGGCGTACAACCCACAAAATCTTCCTCGCATTAACCCGTACTTCCCCAAACCATCAGATGCACTGAGAAAGTCTTTAGTCGCCCCCAAAGGATATAAAGTCGTAGTGGCAGATTTGTCAGGTATTGAGCTACGAGTTAACCATTTCTTGTGGAAAGTATCATCTAGCATGTCCCTATTCGAGGAAGATACAGCAAAAGCTGATCTGTATAAGGACTTTGCTAGTGTATTATATGAAGTACCATTTGAGGACGTAACGAAGGAGCAACGCCAAGTTGGAAAAGTATCTCACTTAGGTCTGGGATTCGGAGCGGGTTACATAACGTTTCAAAAAGTTGCGAAGCTCATGGGAGGGGTTAATATTGATCTGGACGAGTCGAAAGATATTGTTGACGCGTGGCGCACGGCGTACCCTGAGATTACTACGGGGTGGAGAACCTGCCACGACGCGCTACGTACCATATTGAGGGGAGCAACCGGAGGTGCTGTTGACCCGTGGGGCATGGTATACCCGATACCCGAAGGGCTCCAAACCCCTAAAGGAATTATCAGATACCCAAACCTACGAACAGAAGCAAACGAGGAGACAGGGAGAACTGAATTTGTTTATGGGCATGGGCGCAACAAAGCTAGGATTTACGCGGGGAAGATAGTTGAGAACATCGTTCAGCATTTGGCTAGATGTGTAATTGCCGACAACGCGTTAGAGGTTCAGCGTGTATCACGACTCATACCCGCTCTAATGGTTCACGATGAGCTTGTCTACGTGGTGCCTGAAGCAGAAGCGGAAACAACACTGGCGCTAGTCCAAGGCATAATGCGTACGCCCCCTGCTTGGTGGCCTGAGCTGTTAACTTGGAGCGAGGGAGACATAGCAAATACGTACGGTGATGCGAAATAAACACTACACAGGGTTCGTAAAATGGGGCATAATAAAACCTGTCTATTACCACATGTGTGCACGTGTAGGCACATACAAATCAACAACGGGAGAAGATTACCAAAATGGAGTTAACAAAACCATGGAGTTATTCCGCACTAAACGCGTTTGAAACTTGTCCGCGTCGATACCAATTAACGCGAGTTACTAAGGAGGCTAGAGAGAAACAAACGGAAGCTACCCTATGGGGAAACCGTGTTCATAAAGCGTTAGAAAATTTTGCTAAAGGAGAAAAGGCGCTCCCTAAAGAACTGAAAAAGTATGAAAGGTACGTCACTAAAATATTATCGTACGAAGGGAAACGTGTAATAGAAACACGAATGGCAATTAACAATAATTTCCGCCCTACCAAATGGATGGCTAAGGATGTATGGTGCAGGGGGATAATAGATATAGGCGTAGTCGGGTCAGATACAGCGTATCTATTGGACTGGAAAACAGGAAAACGAAAACCGGATTCAGACCAACTGAAACTATTTGCTGTGTTAGCATTCGCGCACTACCCGTGGATAGAAAAAGTTACCACGGGCTTTATATGGTTAAAGGATTCTAAGTTTGACAAGGAGGTGTTCACGCGTGACCAAATTATGGGGATATGGGAAGAATTTTTACCGCGCCTCCAACGACTTGAAACAGCGTTTGAAGATGACAAATGGCAACCGAAACCTTCAGGGCTATGCAAGAACTGGTGCCCCGTAGGGTCTAAGTTGTGTGAATTTTGCGGCGTGTAAAAGGAGTAACTTGTGAAAGAACTTAAAGACTTAACGGACGAAAATTTAATCCGGTATGCAGTAATGAAAGATGAGCTAACGCCGCTTGAGTTAGAACTTCTACTGAGGCTAGAAGAGCACTTAGACCAGATCCTAGTTTTGCTAGACCCGGATGAAGAAATCCCGAAACTATTAAATTAAATTATGGCAAATACACCCGAAGGGAAAGTAAAAAAGAAGGTAAAAGAATATCTTAAATCTATAGGGGCATGGTACTACATGCCTGTTTCTAACGGTATGGGGCGTGTAGGGTGCCCTGATATCCTCGTTTGCTACCAAGGGCTTTTCATGGCGTTTGAAACGAAAGCCCCGGGGAAAATAAAGAATACAACAGCTAACCAAGATCGTGAGATCGCTGATATCAAACGTGCTAACGGGTTAGCAGTTGTTGTTGATGACGTTGAACAGGTCAAGGAGATAATCAATGCCCAAATCATCGAAGCAGGAATTGGAAACAAAAGCAAAATACAACAAGAAGAAGAAGGTTCAGGATAATAGAGTAAAACAAAACAAAGCAAGGCGCCACGCTGAAGACAAAGGTTTAGTTAAAAAAGGTGACGGGAAAGACGTTCACCATAAGGTTCCTTTAGCGAAAGGCGGTAGCGATAAAGATTCTAATACTAAGGTAGTAAGTCGTAAAACAAACCGAGGTTGGAGGAAGAAAAATCCAGAGATGTATAAAGGGAGGAAGTAGTGACTGTGGTAAGGGTTTTAGTGGCGCTACTCTTAGCGCCTTGGCTAGTTTTACTAGCCTGCACTGTAGCAATTATTCAATTAATCGATGGTACTTTTTGGGAAGGAGGTAGTAGGGATGAGTAATCCGGTTAGGATTAGAAAAAAGAGTGCCTATGATGAGGCGTTGGAGCGCATAAATTCGCCGTCACATTATACGAATGGTAGAGTCGAATGTATCGAGGCAATTGAGGCTTCGATGAGCCGGGAACAGTTCATTGGATTCTTAAAAGGGAACGTTGAAAAGTACCTTTGGCGGTTCGACACGAAGGGCATAAAAGACACGATGAGCGAGGACGAGAAAATGCTAGTTCGGTATGAGAATTTAGGCAAAGGTGAGTTCTATTTAAAGCGACTAATGTCGGCGCACACACCGAGCGGAATCGGTGTTCCTCAGTATGAAGAAATGGAGATGCAGAATGATTGAATGGTTGAATCGTTGGATAAACCCACCTGTTAATGAATGTGTCCATAAAGGTGTGGGCTATAAGCATAGGGAGGAAAATAAGTGTTGGTGTGGCGCTGGGTTGGTCACGTTCTATAGTTTGAAGAATAGGCAGTGTGTTGATTTGGTAAAATGCGGAAGGGTTTACGACCTCTATGATGGGGTTGAGATTAGGCACCAACGATAGACTAACCGGAGAAATACCTATGATGATATGGGCTTCTAAGGGGGTAGTGCTATTTAAGCTAAAGAACTCTGAACGGATACTTAACATTATCCCTACAGCAAGGGCGTTTAAAGTAAAAGGTAAAGTACTTACCGCAGTCCCCCACAAAATAGATGAGACCAAAGTGCTAAGGGCTTTAGGGTATAACGTCCCCTCCCCCATAAGGCACTACTATAAATGGCCCGGAAGGTTTAAACCTTTCGACGCGCAAAGAGAAGCGGCGGCGTTTTTATCCATGTACGACAGGGCTTTCAATTTAAGTGAGCTAGGCACAGGAAAATCGTTAGCGTCCCTATGGGCGTACGACTATTTAAAAGGTGTAGGCAAACTCAACAAAGCCCTGATTATATCTCCGCTCTCTACACTGGAACGTACTTGGGCAGATGAGATATTTAACCACTTTCCGCACTTAACTTTTGCGGTGCTTTACGGTACTAGAGCAAAACGAATCAAGCTACTCAAACAAGATGTAGACATTTACATAATCAACCATGATGGCGCAGGTATTATCGAAGAGGACTTACGCTCTAGGGATGATATTGATTTGGTAGTAGTCGACGAAATAGCTCAGTGTGCTCGTAACGCAAGTACGGACAGATGGAAAATAATTAATAAAATAGTAAACAAGCATAAGCAAAAACGTTCTTGTTGGGGCATGTCAGGAACTCCTACTCCAAACGCTCCTACAGATGCTTGGGCACAGTGCCGCCTAATCTCTCCCGATAAAGTCCCTCCTTATTTTAACCGCTTCAAAATGCAGGTCATGAGGCAGGTAAGTCAGTTCTCTTGGATTCCTAAAAGCGGCGCAACTGAGATAGTTCAGGCTGTTATGCAACCGGCGATAAGATTCACCCGAGACGAGTGCTTAGATCTGCCTCCCCTAATGTTTGAGTCCCGAGAGGTGCCGCTTACTAAAGAGCAGAACAAAGCGTACAAAGAAATGCTTACAAAGCTACGAACAGAAGCTGAGGACGGTGAGATAACGGCTGTAAATGAAGCAGTGAAACTGGGTAAACTTATCCAGATTGCCTGTGGAGTTATTTATTCTAACAACGGGGACGAAGTTCACATTCCATCTTCGCCTAGGGTGCAAGAGACTAAAGACATTATTAATGCCGCCGAGGGTAAGGTTATTGTATTCGTGCCCTTCGTGTCTGCGGTGAAGATGGTAGCTGAAGAACTGAGTAAGGAGTTCGCTGTTGAAGTTATATATGGAAAAGTTAAGAAAGACGAGCGTGACCGTATATTTAAATCCTTCCAAAAAGGGAAAGACCCTAAGGTTTTAGTCGCTCAACCGGCGGCTATGTCCCACGGGCTTACGTTAACTGCGGCGAGTACCATTGTGTGGTACTCATGTGTCACGTCTAACGAGGTATTTGAACAAGCCAATGGTCGCATAAACAGACCGGGACAAAAAATGAACAACTTTATAATCACATTGGAGGGAACAAAAGTAGAGAAACGTATATATAAACGCCTCAAAAACAAACAGAAAATGCAGGGAGCACTTTTGGACGAAGTTAAAGCTAGAAGGGTAGCAGTAATGGCTTGACGAACAAACGTATCCGTAGTAATCTGTTAGCATGTACACACATATGAGAGGACTAGAACACTATGAATTTACTTAAACCTGAGGAGGTTTCGGCAAAATTAGGAATCACCAAGGCGGCGTTAACCGCCCTACGTAGAAGAGAAGATAGCTTCCCACCACCTGTTAGAGTTTCTCAGAAAGTTCTTAGGTGGGACGAAGTTGATGTTAATGATTGGCTAAAGAGCCGAAAGGAGGTAAGTGTTGAAGATAACAGATCTTGATGACGCGTCTCTGCTGAAAACGTTCATTGGGCTCCGAGATAGGCGGTCTCGTCGGAAAGTAGACTACCAACTAGAGGACTCGGGGGACAAGGGTAAACAGGATCGCATAGAAGAAGAATTCCTAAAACGTTTTAACGAACGAGGGATAGATAACGTATCTACTAAGGGTGTCGGCACAGCGTACAAAACAATTCGCACATCAGCGAGTGTAGCTGATTGGGATGTTCTATTTGAGTTTGTCCAAGCAGAAGGCGCTTGGGAAATGTTAGAACGCCGTGTCAACAAAACCGCAGTAGAACAATTCAAAGCTGTTAACGAAGATCTCCCGCCAGGTATCAACTGGAGCGAGACGCAAGTTATTAATTTTAGACGTAAATAGAGGTGGTACATGAGCGACTTAATCGCGCAAGATTTAACAATCCCTGATCACTTACAGGGTAAGGCCCAAAGCACTAACTTTTTCGCAGCAGCGGGAGGATCGGCAGGATTCCCTGCTATCTCCATCAAAGGAAAAGCCTTTAGTGTTAAACGAGGTGGGGAAGTTAAGTTAATACTAAAACCAGGGCCAGAGAAAGAACCGGCTACTGTCTTAGAGCTGATAGTTTTAGCAGTTAACCCTAAAAAATCCAAGACATACTACGAAGTAGCATACACGCAAGGGTCTAACAGGGCGCCCGACTGTTCGTCAGACGATGGAGTATCCCCGTCAACACAAGCTACTTCCCCCCAATCTAAAAAATGCGCTATATGCCCCCAAAACCAATGGGGTAGTGGGAGGGACGGTAAAGGCACCAAATGCGGAGACTCTATGAGACTAGCTGTAGCTACGCCGGACCTAATAAAAGACCCTATGTTACTTAGAGTCCCTGCGGACTCACTAAAGACCCTAGGTAAGTACGGCAAAGCTCTATCGCTTAGAGGGTTTCAACCCAACCACGTGATAACTAAAATCGGGTTTGACTACGCGAAAGAATACCCTTCCCTTACCTTTAACATGAAGGATTTCGTTGGAGCCGCTGAGTACGCAGATGTGGAGAAGATGTTATCCGAGGGGAAAGAACTCCTAGGTCAGATCACGGGAGAAATTGAGGGCCAATTCAGCACAACGGATTTCGTTGCAGACGCGGGCACCCCTAAGAAATCTCCTGCACTAAAGGAAGCCGAAGCCACCCCTAAAGTGAAAGTTGAAGGGCCCAAACCTAAAAGCGTTAAATCTGTTGAAGAGTTCGACGATATAGACGAAGCCTTAGATAACTTAGATTTCGACGACTAATTACAAACCTCATTACGGGAGGGTTTTCTCTCCCGTAGTGTTATCGTGTTAACAGAAATTTAGGTGGGCGTATGGAGGCAAAACAGTTCCTGGATATAGTATTGCCAGATAAAGGGAATAAGGTACTAGCATTAGCAACCCCAACCACTGAAGGTAACGGTGTTTGGTTTAAATACAAAACTTACAAAACAGCACAGGAAGTAACAGTTGCGGCAGAACTATTTGACGAGAAAGCCGAGACTGTATATTTCGCAGTCAACTCCTTCGGTGATTGGTACAAGGACGAGGCTAAAGGGAAAAATCGTTTACGAACTCAAGAAAATGTAGTTGCGTGTCGTTCATTGTACGATGACTTCGACGTCGGTAGCGACGACCCGAAAAAGTATACGTCCCGAGAAGAAGCGCTTAATGACATAATCAAGTTAGCACAAGCAGTAAAGTTAACTCCTACTATTACGTCGTCGGGTGGAGGGTACCATTGTTACTTTTCGCTAGACGAAGATGTTACTCAAGACATTTGGCGAGAACTATCCTCGCTAAAGCGTGACATAACTACGCACCTACGCATAAAACCGGATAGAGCTGTCGATATGGATAGCGCTCGTATACTACGCCCCGTGGGAACGTACAATAGAAAATCAGGCACCCCCGTCCCAGTTGAAATGGTCAAGCTAGGTAAACAATACCCAGTTGAAACCGTTCGGGCTAAGATGCAGGGGTTCATCAAAGAACAAGGGGTTCAGCCGGCTCCGACTGAGAGAGTTAGAGGTAAGATAGCTAACCCTTTTGCGGCGGCCTTAGGGGACCATCCCCCATCGGACGCTAACCAAGTCGCTGAACACTGTGCGGCGATTCGGAAATTCAGAGACACTAAAGGAGACATACCCGAACCCCATTGGCATCGAGCTATTGGGGTAGTCAAACATTGTACTGACGGCGAACGAATAATCCACGACTGGAGTCGAGGGTACTCAGGATACTCAGAAGGTGAAACCCAAGCGAAGATAGACGAGTGGAACGTAGGGCCTACTTCGTGTGCTGAAATGGATAGGCACATAGGGTGCATGAAAGAATGCCCCATGGTAGATAAGTGCAAGTACCCCATACAGTTAGGTAATACCGAGACCGTAACGTCTACAGCAGAAGAGACCGAAGTTCCGGAGAACAACGCTAAAAGCGTCCCCGTGATAGAGGGGGAAAGCATACCCTACTGGCCCGCGAGCGGCTACAGATGGAACGGTTCTGCATTATCAAGGTCAGTGGTAGATGCTGACGGTGTAGTCCACTGGCGCCCTTTCAGTAGATCATTTATATACCCTATAAATCGGATCCAAGACAAAGAAGGAACGTGGGTTGTCCATTGGAGAACCAAAGAGAAAAACGGCAACTGGCGTGAGTTCTTCATGCCCACTTCCGAGTTAGCATCTACAGACTTAATGGCTAAAACTTTAGCCTCGCACGAGGTATTCTTGACTAGAACTAGAAACGCAAGAAATGACATGGCTGAGTTCGCAGAAGGTTGCATCGAAACATTGCAGGCGTGGCGAATAGAAACCAAAACATATAAGCAGTTCGGTTGGACTGACGATAGAAAAGGGTTCGTTATGGGGACTAAGCTCATAACCCTTGCCGGAGAAGAAGACGTTCTCTGCGACCCTGATATGCCTTCTGACATTGTAGCTGACTTCGGGACTTCGGGAACTCTAGACGAATGGGTGTCTAATATAAAAACCCTGTACGACAGGCCGAAGGCTGAACCTTTTCAGTTCGCTATATGCCACGCAATGGGGTCTGTGTTAGTGCCACTCATGAACTCTTCCAATTGGCACGGACTGTCTTTCGCCCTTACAGGCTTCGGTGGTACAGGTAAGTCTACTATAGCGAAAACAGCCTGTGGGTTTTATGGCAACCCTGAATTTATGGAGCGCCAGACAGGTGAGCAAGGTTCTACTCTAAACGCCGCGATCAAACGTATAGCCATAATGGGGTCTGTCCCTATGTTACTTGATGAGTTTTCAGGTAGACAACCTGATGAGTTAACTAGAACAGGTTACGCGTTAGCTAATGGACGAGACAAAGAGCGTTTAGGCCCTAGTGGTAAGTTCGCTACAGTAGGGGGCCAGTGGTTTAAGAACAGCTTCATTACCAGTAACGATTCGCTCCACGAAAGCATAAGCAAACTCCCTGCAGGCTACAGAGTAGAGGCTACACAGCTACGCTTTTTCGAGGTTCAGTTACCTGAGTCTTTTATCACAGATGTGTTCCCCGATGTAACTCAGACTTTCATGGAACATCATATGGATAACGTCTATGGTGAGGCCTGTAGGCCGTTTATCAGGTTCGTTATTAAGAACCATGATTGGGTCTGTAGACAGCTCACAGCGGCTAGGGTTAAACTTAACCCCTCATCGCAAGAAGATAACAAAGAGCGTTTCTATAGAGACACAATAGTGACCGCTTTAGTAGCAGGAAAGATCGCTGAACGGCTAGGGCTTATCTCGTTTGATCTGAATCTTATGAAGAAGTGGGCTTTATCACAAGTGCTCAAGATGAGAGAAAGTCGGAAAGAAAGCAACACAGATATTAGTGAACATATAGCCCTCTTCATATCTACTCTGCCGGGACGACTCATCATTACGAAGCGCTTCGGCGACTCACGGGTTAAGCATAAAGAAGCTCCAATGGAGATGCTTCGCGGTCCTGCGGTCGGGCGTGTCTGCACCGAAGATAAGAAAGTATACATAACAGCCAAATCGGTTAACGATTGGTGCAAGGAGAACGGTGTAGCTCCCGCCGCGATGAAGGAAGAATTGGATAGAGATAACTACCTGATATACACAGCAGAAGGGAAGCCAAGCCACAAATGTTATATAGGTTCCGGCTCTACTATCCCCAGTGGACAATCCCGATGCTACGAGTTTAAGTACGGTAAGTTATTTGGGGATACTGCTCCGTTACATTTGGTCGAGACTGACAGTGGAGTCATGACGGAAACGGTACTAGATGACGAATGATGAAGAAAGTGCCAGCGGGCGGTGTGCTTGTCATGATAAAAACACCCGCAGTTAAAACAGTCTTACCTACCCTTTGCGCTCACCATGCAATCGAGGCTGTGTCTTAACCGGCTTGCCCACGTTACGGGCTTCTTATTTTTGTTCTTAAAGAAAGGAAAAGCCCGGAAACTAGAGGAGAATCCGGGCTTTAGAGGGTAGCGCGTAACCCTGCGCTAAGGGTGAGGTGGAACGAGGTGTTAATCTTTCGGTTGTTTTTTTCGTAACTGCCTTCTGAGTTTCTGTTCCTTTGCCTTTGCCCTTATAGGGGCCATTACTAAGTTTATAGGGTTAGTATACTTTAAAGTGGAGACTTCGTTGTTAAAAAAGGGCCTTACTTTCGTTTTTGCTTTCTGTAGGGCTGCCCACCGAGCCATTAGCTCTTTCTTGTCCCCTTTATTTTTCTCTTCGTGCGCCTTTATATATAGTTTGCGTACCTTGGATTGCTCTTCGCTAAAGTACCTTTCTAGTTCGTACTGCTCTCCCCTCTTCCATTTCAGCTTAGTTATTTCAGTAGCAGGAATCCCCAAAGCGTTAGCTAGTAAAGATAAACCTTTGAACGAGTCTGGGTCTCTAACTACGGCTCCGTTCTTCAATGAGTACCCTTCTTTGCTTATCCTCAAAGACTCCATAGCTGTTCTTATGCCTTTAGGTAGTGCGTACTCCGTAGCTCTCCACATATTCCCTTCCTCAAAGTAAGCCGCCGCTCTTACAAAGTTTGAACCCGTTGTCCCGGATGGACCTAAGATAATTTCTGCCGCCGCCGCCATCATATCGTTAGGGTCTGTGGAAAGCTCTGTGTACGGGATAGGGTCAAACACATGTTCCTGACTTAGCTTAGTGGACATATCTATTCCTACTATAGAAGGAATCCCTCTAGTTATTATATTAGCCCACGACTCATCAAGGTTCTCATATATCCATCGCTCTAAATCTTCGGTCTCAGGCTCATAGTCGCCCTCTCCAATTGCCGCCATAACGAACGGAGCGAGGAATGTCAGCATCGGTATACCTTTCACCCCCGCGAATAAAGCTCCATGCCACAATAAGAACCCTAACGTTCTCCCCGCCACTATTTTTTCTTTTAGGCTCTCTCCCTTATAAATCTCTTTAAACGCATTAGCATACGCCCATCCCATCATTAACTGGTACTTACGGTACTGCCCTGTTATCTTAGGTAACTTTTTAAGTAGTAACGGTGCATCTTCGCTAGAGAAATCCCCCTGCGATTTTCGTACTATACTTATTGCGTACTCTCTAGCCCCTGCCTTATTGGGAGTAAACCCTAATTTTTCTAGTTTACCCTTATTCTGCTTCTGCAAAGCCACATCGTACGCCGCTACAGCTGTTGACACACGGTTGTGCGCTTCCACTAATCTAGCGACTTGATACAAAGAATGGGATATTTTTGAAGCTCCTTCTAGGGTTTTACCGACCGCATCAACCCCCGTACTAACGGTGTGGAATGTGGATAAGTCATGATCCATACCCACGTCGAGAAGTTTCAGGTCTTCTAGTTCCTGCATCAACGCTTTGTAGGCATCAGGAATTTTATCAAGGTCCACATGCGCTTGTAAGCTAAACCCTTTACTCCCTAAACTGATTGCACCTCTGGATATCTTATACCCCTTTCCGAAGTAAGGCATAAGTTTGTTCCACGAAGTTGCATAGGCACCGAAATCCCCTGATATCATCGGAATAGCAACCATCATGACTTGCGTAGCGTTTGTAAAATGATATCCCACACTGGACGTTAGCATATAGACCGTGTTGGTAGCCGTTATTGCATCCTGCCAAGGAGTTTCTTTAGCGCTTAAAATATCCCTGTAGTGCCTAACTACCATGTTAAAGTCCGAAGTAGCGGAGTCTCTATCGGCACCTGATAGGTCATTAACTTCCTCCCTGGCTTTGTTCAAAGCCGCGCTCATATCCCCACTATGTTCCATACTAGAAATCAGGTTAGCTTCAGCGTTTGCCTGCGCCAAGAAAGACCGAATCATATTTTTTTCAAACCCTGCGTACCCACTACGTTTCGATTGAGCGTGGCGAGCACTGTTCTCACTCAAGGACTCAAAGTACATCTTAGTAATTAACGCTTCCACGTCTTTGAATACCTGTTTAGACTCAGCACCTCCGGTATCTATCTCTGAGACTTTAAGTCTACCTATCACTTCTGTCAGTACCCTATGGTTAGGGTGACGCCCTTCCTCTTCTAGCTCCATTTTCGGGAACGCTTCTTTCGACCCCTGTGGGAACTTATGCCCGAGCTTCCTATTAAAGTCCTTAGCCTCGCCCTTAGTATCGAAGAAAGAAATAACGTAATGATGTGCTTGCCCTTTTAACGTAGAGACTGCTTTTCTATTGTCTCCCGTATTTCCACCTTTGTCGTTTAAAGCCTTTTCCGCCGCTAAGAGTTCAGCAGATTTAAGTTCAGCAACATAACTACCAAAGCGTTTAAGAGGGGCGTACGGGCCTTGCATCTCAGCGGTCCCGAAGAAGCTAAGGTCGAGTTTTCCTTTACTATCCTTATTAGCCTTCCGAACAATCTCCGCCTTCCGAACTCTCATCTCCTCCCCATGAGCGAACACACCTCGTACAATATCTCGTTCTACCCTACCTTTGAGTGCTTTAAACTCCTCTTCAAGTTCAGGATCGACAGTTACAGCACGACCTTCGATCTCAGGGTCGTAAGGCCATTTCTGCTCCAAGGTAGCTTTACTAATAAGGGCGTTAACAACATCCAACCGCTTAGGGTCTAAGTCTCTGGCGTGTACGGCTAAGTCCTCAACTTTCTGTCTAATGGTATTTCTTGTTTTTTCAGATGCTAATAGGTGTTTGTGGAATTCTCCTATCCCCGGAACTAACTTCTTAGCCCTCTCTACAGTCTGACTTAAGAACTCCAGTCCTTTTACGCCTGACCTCCCAAGGTCTAGGATGGTGTGGTAAAACTTATAGGTTCTATCTCCGAAGTTGTTCTCTACAAACTCATCAACTCTACCTATTTCTTCTTTGTTCTGCTTAGGATCTACGTGAGAAGGGTCTTCTCTTTTTATAGAGAACTTAGCTTTAACTTTTTTCGACCCTACGCTACCTGCTCTTCCCTGTTCAACGTTAACTCCGGACCCTGTCATCCGCACAAATTCTATCCCCGGAACCCTACCCCCTAAGTGTTGCGTGAGCCGCCGGCGCGCCTCCTGCAGAACCCTTAAAGTCTGCTCATTACTTACTCCTTCCAGTCGGGTAAATACATCTCCATCAGCTGTCGAAACACTAGAAGCCTCTCCTTTGCCTTTCATATCTTCCATTAGAGGCCCCCATTCATCGGGGCCGTCTACCATTAACTCCCAACGTTTATTTTTCTTGTTCTCCCACATCACTACTCGTAATATAATGGGGCTAACGTCATCCTCTAGGACCGTTTCAGAAGTCTCTGAGAAGTCTCTACTTTCCGCCGAAGAGAATTCGACCACTAAGGAAATGCCGTAATGTCTGTTTACGGACTCAATATTAGTATGCTTGCCTAACTTAGATTTCGGTCCCCATGATACATGGTTAACTACTACCTGCACGGCCCCCGTTTTGAGAGATGCTTGGTCATAGGCCACCCGGTTTAGCTTAAATCCTTCCATGCGCCGGGACTTTTTCTCTTCCGGGCTGGAGTGGTACGTTCCGCGCAAGTACTCAGCGACATCGCTCACTGTGTCGTGGTACGCGTCTGAACCCTTTTCTCTAGAGCCTCTGTTAAGTGCCCCGATAGCAGCACCATGCGCGAGAGTAACTAAGCCCTGCGCATTTAAATTATCACTAGGATTTTTAGAGCCTGTAATCTCGCCCCATTTTTTAGCTAAGAAATCGCGTACAGCACTCAGCCATTGCGACAACACGTTTGTGGAATTAGCATCGGGTGTAATACCTAAATTTACAGCTTCTTCAGCCGCGTACGCTACTATTTCTTCCTGTAATATCGCTTCGTCCCTTAATGATTCTGCTCCCTCTTCAGTCATGTTAGCCGCAGCAATTCGAACTACTACAGCCTCATAAATCTTTCTCTCATCCGATCCTTCGGGAGCATTCTCCCACTCTTTTACTTGATCGGACAGGGTAGCAAACTCATCAACATTTCCAGCGAGCCCTATGTGCACTCCCACTTCGTGGAGAATTATCGCTAGCTCTTCGCCGGGCGCTATGTTTTCCGCGATCAGATGGACGGTTGCAGTATCATTCGGGTCAACGATACCTTGAGTAACTTTTAACGTTTCTGAACTTACCCTACCTTTGAGTGCTTTAAACGCTTGTTCAACATTCCTATGCACTTGGATCGTGCTGTTAGGTCGATTTATTTTAGCCCCTAACTTACTAACTATTTTCCTTATTGCCCCGACCGTTGTCCCACCTTTCTCAGCCCCCGAAATAGAGAACTTGGTTCCCTCTAGCTGTTGGTTAGCCTCAGCTAGGATTTGTTCCGCACTCTCCAGGTCTTCCTCCAGGGCTGTTTTTACATCATCGTCGGGAGAATTTTCTAGTTGCTGACTGATAGCAGCTATATCAGCCTCAGCTACGTCCCGTTTAACCTCTAAGGCTTTTCGTTCTTCGGCCCGTAGTTCTTTAGTACTTTCTCCATTTGTCGTGTTAGCGGGGTCCCCTCCTCCTTGTGTACTTTTAGTTCCTTCGCGAAGTCCTTTAGGAACTTCCTCATTTTTAGGCGTTGCCCCTTGTTCACTTTGGGGTAACTTTGGTTTTTCGAGTTGTTTACTTCCTTCATTAGTTACCTCTTTTAACGTTGACGACACTATATTCAGCTCGAGCTGTGTCTTCTCTAATCCTAACTCCTCCAAGTTTCCAATTTCTAGTCCTTGAACTGCGGCGAGAGCCCATTCAAGTTGGGCATCCGGGTCTAACTCTGAAAATTGCTTACCCCCCGTAGTGTTGCCACTAGAGGTACGATTCCAAAGGTCCTCTAGTAGTTTTGCACCTGTTAATGACTTTAAGGTTCCTTTAGCCCTCTCTACTGTCTGCCTAAGTCGTTTGCCCGTTTCCACAGCTCTTGCGACCGCAACAGGATCAGGCTTATCTTCCACGCTCTTGTTTATGTCTTCTGCTTCTTGCCCTGTCGGCGCCCCGGTGTCTGCGGTGCCGCTACCTGCGGACTTTATCTCACTTAGACCTTGGACAACTAAGGCATCCACAGCATCAGCGGTTGTACTTAGGCTCGAGGTGCTTGTCCGCGTACGTCCTTGCGGACCTCCCGAACGTTCCTTAGTTTTCATGGCGGCAAACGCCTTACCTATATTTTCTTTTCCGTCGACGCCCTCTATTTTTTTCATCATGCCATCGAACGCACTTTTTACTGCTTGTCGACTTGCAACAAGAGGCTTCCCTGTTTTAGGGTTTACGTGTGTCTTCGACAGGGCTTTGTATATAGCCTGAACGTGTTTAGTACTTCCCTGCACGAAGTCTTCTACAGCTCCCTCGCGGGCCTCGCGGGCTAAGAACTCAAACACAGTCCTTTGATTCCCAACAAGTCCGTACTTTTCAGACTGGATATCTACTGAAAGCTCTGTACCACTGGGAATACTACCCCCGGGCACTAGAGAAGTGGTATTCTCCCCTTCCTTTTTCTTTGCGGTAAGCAGACTTAACTCCGCCTCGAATTTAGTCTTTCCTCCCTTACGGCGATTGTAAAAAGCATTACCTGTGCGTAGCGCCTCTAGCTCCGGATGTTCCTCCGCATAATTTTCCCCCAAGGCTTCTACTGCATCAAGCCTAGCTTGTTCTTTCCGTGATATTTTCTTAGGGATGACGTCCTTGTCTTCGGAGGACTCCGTGTTGGGTTCTACCGGTACTGTTACTTTTTCTGTTAACGCGGTAACAGGTGGTGTTCCGTCTTTTTCTTCTTTTACTCCGTCTGTAGTTACTCCTGTCTTACTTCCAACTACAGGGGACGGTACTGCTTTTAGCCCTCCGGCCTTAACCTTCTTCGCTTGGGGCTTTTTGCCTACACGTTTTGCTTCTCTTAACTCAGCGAGGTTTATTGCGGGTGACCCCCCTTCTTCCATTGGGGTAGTTGCTCTAGCTATATCTTGTCCCGCTAGTCTGATTGCTTCTGCGTCCCCTGACTTAACCGCCTCAGTGTAGTTAGTTAACAGTCTATTAATCTCAGCCTCGATCCCCTTCTGTTGCTCCGGATCTCTAGCCGCTTGATCTTCTTTCATTCTACTGTGGTCAGTTAAAGCACCTTTGTACTCACCTGGTTTGATGACTAAGGCGCTACCGTCCGTAGTAGCTTCCATGAAAGCGTTAATAACTTCCGCTGTAGGTATAGTAGTTTTCCCTTCGGTGTCATACACAAACTCGTTAGTGTTTTCGGGGTCGTCTCTCCACGCTCTAAACGCCTGCCCTACTTCAGATTGGTCGTCTAGAAGATCGTTACGGAATTGTTCTGAACGTTCTTTCTTTTCTTCTACACCCCATTTTTTATTATTTGGAAACGACCCCGCATGTTTCTCTCTAGCCGCTTTGTTTACCTGCTCCTCTGCCGCCGCTTGACGTTCTTCTTGTACTTCGAGATCTACAGCATCAACTATTTTCGCGTCCATGGCAGGGCGCGCTTCGGTAACAACATTCCCCTCTTCGTCGGTAACTTGTTCAGATCCTAGTTTTGCTGCATTGATAATTTCTGCGGCATGTTCCTCAGAAGTAGCATCCAGAAGTTGGTTTTTGAGCGCCGCATATTCTTGGGATATCCTGTTTCTTTCTTTCGCATCGCGGACCTTATCGTTTACGCTCCCACTAACCTTATCCTGAGAATCCTTTTTTCGCGTTAACGTGTTAACACCTACACTTTGACCGGCTCCCGTGATACCACCAATTACAGCACTCCCACCAACGTCCTTATGCCAAGGTTCTCCTGTGCCTATGTTCGTGCCTACTTGTTCAGCGCTCTCTTGGACAAATTCTTCACCGAATTCCTGAGCGCCGCCTAATCCGTACTTCTTCCATAAAGGTATATCACCTATTTGTTTCCCCGCCGTTTTAGCCGCTCTATCTTTAGCTGACTTGCTTACCCCGCCGCCAAGTAAATCAACAGCGTATTCATCTACATCTGTGACCCCTAACTTCCGTGCAAGTTTCCCGCCTCCTACACCCGTAAGCCCTACTGCAACTCCGGTGGGTATAGCTGCTAGTCTGTGTAACCCGTATTCTCCTCCGTCTTCAGCAACAATTTGTTTTTCTACTTCGCCTGCGGACATAGCCCCTTCGCCTATTGCCCCTGCAGCCCGACGACTTAGTCCTTGCCCTTTATTAAGTAAGTTAATACCTTTGGTGGCAGCTTGAGCGCCCTTACCAATTAGCCCGCCACCAACTAAATGAGGAAGGGAACCCGCTACGAAGTTAATAATTTGAGTAGGGTTTTCCCACATAAAGTCAGCCGCTTCACCCCCTTGAGCCATCATAGAATCTGCGATATCACTTACAGACGCCTCAGGCCCTAACTCCCCTGCGGCTTTTTCTAGGCGAACAGATAACTCTTGGTTTATGGCTTTTTGAGAATCAGATAACAGCGCTTCATCTATACCTTCCCCGAAGGACTGTAAACCTTGTGACAAAGGGTCAGCAACAAGATTAACCCCGGGAAGTAAGCTACCGAGCCCTACCACAGCTCCAAGAGCTTTAGGAACTCCGGAGGCTAGTCCTACCGCTACATCGGTAACATCACGTGGGAATGACGATTCTTCAACTTCAGCAGCTTCCTCGTCGTCCTGTAGTACAAACCCAGGTGGTAACGGTGGAACTTCGTCCTGTAGTACAAACCCAGGGGGTAGAGGAGGTATATTACGCATCAGTCGGCACCCACTGGTTATTGATAAGCTTCAGTGTTTTCCCCGTTTTTGGGTCTACTGCTGTTTTCGGGGTAGACTCTCCGGGCTGCGAAGAACCTCCGGCGAGCCCTGACCCATCTTTTTTAAGTTTTCTGAAGAATTCGGCGCCCCATTGTTCTAGGGCTTCCTGGCCTTCACCATTCACCTGCATTGCGTAGTACGCTTGACTACCCATGAAGTCCGTCACTTCTGTTTTATACTTGTCAAGTACATGTTGGTCAGCCTGAACGCCATATAGCTTCGCTTGCGCCGTGACTTTCTTAACGTTCGCCTTGTTAAGAGCTATACCGATAGCATTTACCGGGTCCGCCCAAGCGTCAACGTTGCTTCTAAAGTCCCCCCAATCTTTCCCTCGTATAGTCGGGTTCTCCATATCGAACTCCCCGTCTTCTCCTTTTACAACTACCATGATAGACCCATCATCGTTCTTAACTATTTTCTCGTTCCCTATTACTCCATCTTCAGCATCAATCACCTTTTGCGCGGCGCTAAAGTTCCCGGCGCTGCTACTCCGCAGCCCTTTAGATAGCTCGAGTTTGAACGTTCCCGCGTCCGTCATGAGATTATTTAGTTCTCCCTCGTTCATGGTCTTCAGCATTTGAGCTATTTCAGGAGACCCTGAGGTGTTGAGGTTGTTCGCTAACCAGGATTGGGCCGAGCCCTTTTCTTCGAACATCCCGTCCTCTTTTGCCCTGTGGAATTCGAGTAGTGCGCTGTTGTTATACGACTGTATTTGATTGACCTGCGACTGCAGTGCAGCCTTCTCTACTTGTTGCTCGTAACTCAGGTCCTTGCTGTCTCCCTCGAGCTCAGTTAGTCTTGCCTTAGCGCGCCCTTGGTCAACGTTGGCAGGGTGTAGTTCGGCGTCCTGCGCTGTTTTCTGTGTTTGGGCGGCTACCTGAGCGGCAGTCAGTTCTAGTTGCCCCGGGAGCCGATCATCTCTGGATTTGGTTTGCGACGTCTTATCCACAATATCTGCTTGCGCTTTCGTATTCTTTAAACCGGCCGCTGCTACCTTATCGGCTTGTGTCTGTTCTGCAAGATCGCTCGCTAGTTTTTTTGTCCTAAGATCAGCGCGGAGACCCCTTTGGCTGAGGGCTTTATCTGTGTCACCCCACTTGTTGTACATGGTTTCCATCTGGTCGTACTGAAGCCCGCGTAGCTCGTCGCCTTTAACCGCGTGGTCGTATGTCTTACCCCCGTAGCTCCAGGATTTTCCATCTTCGCCTTCTATAACTTCTTCATTCATGATGTCACGAGACCTAAGACCTTGCCGTACTCCCTTAACCGCATCGAACGTGGAAGAAAAAGCATCTCCGAACGCGCTACCTGCGTTTCTTCTATTCCTAGCCATTAGTGTATCTCCTTCATTTCTAGCCCGAGCATATCGTAGTTAACTGTTAAGAACCCTTGCTCTTCTCCAACTGCTTCAGGGTAGAGTTCCTGTACCTCATTAGCCATCACGCCAACGAACCTACGTTCATCCCATTTGTAGTTAAACTCGTATAGGTTCAGTCCTGTCTTCTCATCTTTTCCGACTTTCTCAACGTTGTCTTTCAGCCTAGGGTCGGAGGCAGTCATAAGCCCTGCGACACCGCCCATAAGTCCACCTGCGGCCCCGGCGTAGTCAGCGAAGCTAGTGGCATTATCGTTCTGGTTCATCATGTAAGAAGTCTGATTGTTTAGAACGTTAGACAGCCCTTGGATCTGCATGTTCTGCCCTGCCCCTATCGTAGATGATCCCATACCCATTCCCGACATTCTATTAAGCCCAGCTGATTGGAAGCTACCACCTGCTGCATTTCCGGCGTTTACTGCGCTACCGTAAGCTGCTGTAGAAGAACCCGATAAGTTACGACCTAACCCAGCTGCATCGAGTTTGCGCGCGTACCCTAATTGTTGCGCTTGGGCTCTTGTTCCCGTCATAGCCCCGGCTCTAGTAGCTGCTTGTGATAACCCTGCTTGCTGCGTCATCCCCATGTACCTTCCCGAGGCGGGGTTCACACCCATTGAGGCCATGGCCCGTTCGTTCGCCTGTCGCGTTCGGTTAAATGCTAACCCTGTGTCGGCTGCAGCTTTCGTTGCTAGCGCATTTCTATAGGCATCTGTGTCAAAACTCTGTGCATCAGCGACAAGGCCTTTCTCCACTGGGCGGTACGTATCCTTTAAGTAGGAGTAGTACTCTTTCCCTTGTTGCATCTGCTGCGCCATACTATCTTTCTGCGCCGTTCCGATCTCCTGTAAAAGAGGAGCATTTTCTTCGTACTGTTTTTTGGAAAACGCTAACTGGTCACGCCCCAAACCCTCCATCAACTGTGCGGATCCTTTACTAGCATTCGCTAGATCAGAATAGTCGGGTGCTGCTGTATTTTTTTTACTCATTTCCTTTTCCTCTGCGATAGTTTTCAGGCCACAAAACCAAAATTACCATGTCTTGTCCTTCCGATCCTGCTTGCTTCATAACGCCTTCCTCTGTAAATCCAATGTGTTTATCTAAGTTTAATGCTTTAATGTTGTCTGCCTCAACTAGCCCTGTTAACCTCTTTAGCCCACATACGGTAAACGCATAGTGAGCCGCATGGTCCAGTAGCGCCGAAAACGATCTGTTAACTTTAGCAACCGCAATATGCGCTGTCGCGTTGCAAGCATTAAAGTTATTAAAAACGACCCCACTAGTAAATTCTCCGTTCACTTCCACGCCCATAGCGTAAAATGACCCCCACGTCGCCGTCTGGCTAACCTGGTCTGCAACCCACTCGCCTACCCGATCTTTATCGTCGAAGACTAAATTAGTTTTACTCATCTTCCTGCGTACCCAATTATTCATTCATTCTTTTAAGGGAATATAGTTTGAGTGAAGTACCCTATCATCCC